CAGGAAGTATTTGCAGGGTCATCTGGACGACTACTACACGATGTTTGTGGATATCGTAGCCGCTAATAGAGGAGTAGACACTGAGACTGTGTTGACGAAGATGGCTGATGGGCAAATATTTATTGGCAAGAAGGCTATCGGTGCTGGTTTGATTGATGGGATAAGTACCTTTAAAGGTGCTCTAACATATCTCAGTAACGAAAAAACTAACGCAAAGGAGGTGAAGGGAATGCCAGAGACTATTACCATAGAAATGTTCAAGACTGGGAATCCTGACGAGTACAAGAAACTCATTGCTGACACCATCGTTAAGGCTGTGAAAGACATGCAACCTGAGATGGAGGCGAAGGATGAGAAGATTCTTGCTCTGACGGAGCAGAATGAAAGTCTTTCTCAGGACTTGGGCAAGACCAATGACCGCCTGCTGAAGCTCGAAAAGAAAGACGCTATCCGTTCTGAGAAGGACATAGCGCAGGAGGCAGTGAGTATTTGGTCTCAGGAACTGGCCGACAGTGATGTCCCACCCAGGCTGCACAAGAAAGCGCAGTCCATGGTGAGCTACGAAAGGTTCGTCAAGGACGAGGTCTTTGACAGGGCAGCGTTCACGGAAGCTGTCAGGGAAGAGATCACGGACTGGGAGGACAGAACTAAGGAGACTGTGATTGGGGGAGGGACTCCTCCAGGTGCACAGGTAAACGAGGACGAAGTCCTTGAGGCAGAGGATGATGCTGCCGTCGAGGAGATGCTAGAGATGGCTGAGGGTGAGCAGGCCACTCAACACTAAAGGAGGTGAAACTCAATGGTTGATTATGCTCCTGACATTGCTTCTATTATCAGAGGTGGTCAGACTGACTACAAGAAACTGTTTTACAGTGAGCCTGACCGAGCCCTGACGAAGGAAGTTACTCTACAGGCTGGCTACGGGTTGATTCCAGCAGGCACCGTGCTTGCTAAGAACATCTCTGCGGCTGGGAATGCGTACAAGTACGTTCCTCTCAGTCCAGGTATCGCCGCGAACAAGCCCGATGCTGCTAACCCCGATCACCAGCTTGCTGCTGCGTTCCTGACTCTAGGTGTTTCGACTGGTGAGGCTCTACAGATGACGATAGCTGACAGCTACAAGTTTGCTGTTGGTGACGATCTGATTCTCTTCGACAACGTGACGTATGGTGCGAGTTCGGAGAATCTCGGGGCCATCGTGACTATCGACCGCACTACATATCTCCATATTGCTGTGGTCACTGTCACGGCAACTGTGAGTGGTTCATTCACTGTGGCGCAGATGGCTTGTGTCCATGTCGAAGCTGGTGCGGCAAACACTAACTCCTACTCTGTCGCCGCTGGTGTGTTGATGGTCAGTGTGAATACAGGTGTAGGCGAGAACGCTCAGGGTGCAGTTGCGCCCATGATCCTCAGTAATGCCATGCTTTATAACGCATTGCTGGTCAACATGATTGCTCAGGCCAGGACTGATCTCGGCGCTAGCGTCGATGGGCAGTTCCTGATTATGAAATAAAAACGGAAGGAGGTGAATTAGGATGCCAAGAGGCGCTAGCGACATTCCTGAGCTTAGATTAGTCAGGCTTCAAAAGTTGATAGAGATGTTTATGATGTCTCCCACCCTCGTTCTGTCGAAGCTCTGGGGAAGTATCCCAGCAGAGTCAGATACTATCAAGTGGGAAGGCATGATCGGAACCAGGGGGATGACCCCGTTCGTGGCTCCAGGTGCGAAGGCTCCCTCAGTTGAGCCGCCTGGTGTGTCTCAACACACCGCTACTGCTGCGTTCTTCAAGGAGAAGATGTATCTGGATGAAGTCTTCCTGAACAATCTTCGCCAACCAGGGACAACGCAGAACCATTGGGCTGCTACGAATCTACTCGCTCGCAATCTGAAAATGATGCGGAATCGGTGTGATCGGAGGAAAGAGTGGATGTTCTCCAAGATGATCACAGCGGGTGCAATTTCCTATACTGATATGAAGGGTATCCGTTTGTCTGTGGACTACGGAATCCCGACAAATCAGATAGTGACGTTGGCTGCATCGAGGTTGTGGAGCACTGGCGCAAATGCGAATATTGTCGAGGACATCTTCGACGCCAAGTTGTCCGTGAGGAACAGCGTAGGGGCAGAGTTGAACTACGCCCTCCTGACCACTGAAGTGTTGAAGCACATGTTCATGTCCACTACCATTCAAAGTCTGCTCAAGAAGTCCGCATATGGTGCGGGTGATCTGTTTGCCAACCCCTCTGCGGTGCTTGCAAACTTGCTCCACATCGACAACTTCATTATCTACGACGAGCAGTACCAGCTGAAAGCATGGCTGACGGCTGTTGTGACAGGTTCTTCGACTACGACTATCTACGTGGATGATGCGACGGACTTCGAGGTGGGCGGTACGCTGAGGTTCCACGACATCAGTGCAGGCACGTGGGAGGATGAAACGATCAGCGCAGTAGACGTGGATGCTGGTACTGTTACAGTGTCTACCGCGCCGACCGCCAGCTTCAAGGCCACCGAGGACTGTGTGACGATGACCAAGAAGTTCCTTCCGCTTGACAAGATTGTCCTGTTTGCGGACAATGTGCAGGGAACCAAGATTGCTGAGTGGATGGAAGCTCCCTTCGGATTGACCCGTACGAGAGGGATGAAGGTCGATTCTCATCCTGAATGGGATCCAGAAGGTCAGTGGATCAGAGTCCAGAACAAAGGTCTTCCCGTGTTGTATCAGCGGGACGGCGTTTACATCTTGACCGTAGCTTAGGAGGTGACCCATGCCAACAGAACCGAGGCAGTATAGGGGACCATTTCCTGATCCAGCATTTGGCAAGCAAGTAGCTGCCGTCAATATGGGAATTAACGACGGTTCGATTTCTGGCGAAGTTACTGCCAATGCGACTTGCCTGGCTTTAGGTATTGCTCGCTATGCGGGTAAGATCCTAAATGTCGGCTTTTCGTTGCTGGGATGCGGGAGGGATGATACAGACCCTCTCACAGCGGAAGCAGATGTATTGATTAACGGGACTTCGTGTCTTACTACGAAACCCAAGATAGCAGCCAACGATGGTGTTGCGGCAACGCAGAAGACTACGTTGGAGACGGGTGATACAGGCATCACCCAGGCTGTCATCAATGTGGCTGCGTGTGAGTTTGCTGTCGGTGATGTGATCACGTGGAATTTAGAGCTTTCCCGTGTCACACCAGACACTGAGCCTCACAATCCCGTTGTTCATGTGGAAATGGAACCACTCTAAGAAGGAGGTACAATCGATGAGTAAAAAAGTCGAGTTGTTGGTAACTCTGAGAGGAAATGAGGAGCTTTGGCTTAATGGGCATGTGTTTGACTACGAGACAATGCCCAGCGAGATCAGAGCAGAAATAGCTATGGATAGGGGAACGGTTAGGGTTTTTGAGCAAATTGATCCTGAACCCGCCGTTCCCCCTCCAGCTCCTCCAGAAGAGGAACCCACTTTCAGTGAGGTAGCGAAGTCTTTGCTGGAAGAAGAAGAGAAGGAGCCTTCTTTCGTAGCTAAACACAAGGGTGGCGGTAGATGGGTTGTGATTGATACAGAATCTGGTATAGCTGTGAATGAAGGATACCTCAAGAAGAAAGAAGCCAAAGACCTTGCTGCGAAGCTAGAGAAAGGTGAAGAGGCACCTCCCATCGAATCTGAACTATCTGGCTTTGGAGATGATAAACCCACCCTTAAGTTGAGGGACGATGATGACTAAGGACGAGCTTCAGGTGGTGGTTAAGAGAGGCATTAAAGGACTCAGCACATATTTTGCGCCCGCTGAGTACGGAGATGCTATAAACGAAGCTGAGAGAGATACTGGCTTCAGTCTACCCACTTCCACTGCTTTTCGGATCAAATGGCTCATTGAGAGAACCAAACGATCCCTCTTCTTCATGCTCTACACTGAGAGTGCCCACAAATTCAAAGTAAAGCAGTTTAACCTTCAACACAGGTTCGAGCACTATGGCAAGCTGATAGCTGTAATGGACAAGGATTTCTTGAGAGTCCAGGAAGAGGAGATGTTTCAGTTTGCAGG